TTGGCAGATATAACACCACCAGACATATTCAATACAACACCGTTAATAATACCTGTGCCAGTTTGTGGCGTACCTGATGCTGAAGTGGTAATATAATTACCATTAGAATCAAAAAATCCATTTTGAATTGTGGTTAATGTTCCAGCAGCAATCATAGCAGCCGCAGATACAAAAGCATACAAGCGAGTATAGTTTGTCGTTGGATAATTATAAACATCAATTACTCTACCCAAATAATACCAGTTGCCTGATGACAAATAACCAATCGTGTCACCAGCAGTAAAGGTTCCTGAAATCATTGAGTTACTAGTTAATTCAATAACTGATGGTAAAGAAATATATTGGTCTACAACTGTTCCATCAAATGTTGCAGTTAATGGAGTATTTGTTTTTAAAGAACCAGCAAGTGCAGTTAAATCTTGGCCACGAATGTATGGTTGAATTGCAATGTTAGTAATAAAACCATTTGTGTTATTATAAGTTGAAGGTAACTGTGACCAATAACCACTAATGGTTGTTTGTGATTGAGAAGCATAAGTTTGAGTTACTGTGGTAGTTTGGCCAACTTGATTACCAAATACACCATTAAATCTTCCATGATTGGCTTGTGACCAAGAAGAACTGGTTGACCATTGAGTACCCGGAACAACTTGCCAGTTGCCAACACTTAATGTATTAACCGTGTTACTTTGTAAATACACTTGCATATTAGGATCAACTAACAATAAATCAGGAGCTTTTGTGTTATCTACCCAATTATCCATTGGAGGATTAATTGTCATTGAACCAGAATAAATTTGTGTTGTAAACGGATTTAAATTAACTGTATTGGAAGCTAATTGTTGTGTTACTAATGCTGTACTGGTATATGGTAATGAGAACATATTGGTTAATTGATTAACCTTATTCAAACCAAAACCCAGTCCAGAAAGTGTTGCGGTACTAGCATTACCTAAAGAATTATAAACTACAGAAGATTGTAGTGGATAATTGGTAACTGTTTGTGATGCTGACATCTGTTTATTGATTGTATCAACAGAAGCATTAAAGTCCAAATTATTTGTATCAACAACACCAAATGTAGCAAAATCATCAACTAAAATACCATTTTTAAAACGATTCAATCCATTTGAATCTGGTATTTGTAGTGTTTGTGCTTTTTGTTCCAAAGTGGACAAACTAGCATAATATTCAAGGTTATTAATTCTGGTGTTTAAACCAGAAATATCTTGCATTGTATAACGTTGATGTTTTACTGCTTGTACAGATAAATTAGGTAGAACTCCTTGTGGAGATTCACTTGGAACATAAGCAGTATATGGGTCATTGAACAAATTAGAAATTGTCAATGCACCATCAGGTGGTGATGGTAGAGTTGGCGTTGTAGAAGGAACTCCAGATATAATCTTAAATGATTTATCTTTGCTAAGAACTAATAAATCATTACGAGCAAGATAATAAGCATAGTTACTTGAGAAGTTTGTTAAATCTTGTGGTATATAAACACCAGTATTATCAGAAGAAGGATTACCAGTACCTTCCCAAAGCATAGAAGCCGTTGCATTTTTACGGCAAGGCCTAAAGTCTAAACAATCTCTAAGGCTATACACATTACCATCTTTAGCAGTATATGTTGGTATTGAGCCATAATTTTCAGGACTAAGTGATTGGCCACCAACAGCTGTGCTTAAGTAAGACATACCAGTAAAGTAACCATCACCACTTGTACTACCTGAATAACCAACATGGCGGTAATAATCAAATATTACCAAAATATTACCTTTTGGTTGTGGTGCTCCTGGTTTTAATTTTAATCTGGCGTGTTCGTAGGTATTATCCCGTTGACCATTATCGAAGTAATAATTGTTTGTAATATCATAAGATAAATTTGTCAACATGGAAACGCTTGGAGATGTAGCCGAAGAACCCGTATCAATAATCTTAGAGATACGCTTCACATCGTTTACATATAACGACTGGAGACTTCCTGGTGATACCAATCCAGCATTTAAAATATATACTTGCCCATTAGTTAAATCAACAAGTGTGTTGGTATTCACGATACCATCAGGACCAGAAATAGAAACTAATGTAGTGTTACCAGATACCAAGTTTTTGGCTTTTACCACTTTATTACTATCAGCATTGGTAATATTCATTTTAGCAATAACAGTTACTACCATACTACCATTAATGTTTGCTGTGTCGGTTGCATTAAATGTAATAGATGATGATGTACCTGTTAATGTTCTTGTATTAGCACCTAGTGTAATACCAAATGGAATTACATCACCAACAGCAATAGAAGAACCAGCACCATTCGCAGTACAAATTACAGTATAGTTTTGTTCAATTGCTGAAACTGATAAAGGTGAAGCAGGTGTTCCACCAAATGTTACAACACCAACACCACCAGGTAAATCACCAGTTAAGGAAATAGTCATTGCACCAGAACTATTAAATGATTTTCCACGGAATACTTGTGTTGTTGAATACAATGAATTATTTAAATTTGCTAAGAAAGGATTACCAATCTTATAAATCAACTCTGGCATTCCTGGATTTTGAACTATTGAATTAGTAACTGTTACTCCACCAGTTTGATATGTTGATTTGCTGCCTGAGTTAATATTTGTTTTTGACGTTAAACCAATACCATTTGTAATCGAACCAATATTTGTTTGAGCAAATTTTAAAGATACATTTGATGTTGTATCTGGTATAATTGAGAAAGATTTATTAACAGTAAATGTTTTTAAGTTTGTTGTGATATTAGGAGAATATTGTGTAATAGTTCTTACGTCACCTGATGATGTACCGGTATCAATAGATAAACTTACACCAGTATAAGCATTGGCCACATTTGAAAAGGTTGAATTGGTGTCATAAACAGTAATTGTTGTTGATGTGGCAGTATTAGTTGTTGCAATAAGTGTATTAGCAACAAAATCGGTAACATAAGCACGATATACATAAGAAAGTGTATTGGCATCTGTAGTGTTGTGGTCGTAAACGAGGCCACGAATATATCCTGTACCTACTTTTGTGGAAGCATAAGTGTTTGCTGAATTAGCATTAACACTAGAATAAGGAACAGAATGAAAATCAATTGCAGGTAATGTGGTTACATCAAAAACACCTTTAAGTGCTTCAACATATAAAAAATTACCATAATCAATATAAACAGGATTATTATTTTGTGTTACAGTTGTTCTTGCTCTGGAGTTGGTTAATTTAATTGATGATTGATTTTCAATACGATAACCACGAACATAAGCAACACCAGGTCCAATGTTTAAATCATAATTGGCCGAATTAGTAGTATTACTTGATGGTGTAATATTGAATGGATTAACAATAAAATCACCATTAGTATCATATGTGCGTTTGGCAAAATAATCATCGATGGCTGAGTAAACAGTTGTATCAGTTTGTTTTTGAATTTGTCCGTTAGATAATTTCAACAATTCAATAAATCCATCATCATTACCTAAAGAAACTGGTCTTGTTTGTAATGATAATGTAATTTGATAACGGTCAGCACCAGGAGCTTGATAGTTAGAAGCACCAGCGGCAGGATCTAATAGATTGGTATCATCAGAACTTGTGATTGTGGATTCAACAATATTTAAACCAACACGCAATGTTGGTGTATTATCATATTTGTCTAAAATGACAGTTTGTGGTAATACATTAACAAAATTACCAATAGAATATGGTGAAGATGTTCCATCAGTATTCAATACTTGGTTATATCCATTAACAACGTAGAATACGCCAGCGCCAATAGAAGCCACAGAAGAAGCACCAATTGAGGTTGTTCCGCCAGATATTCCAATTGTTAATGCTGAAGGAGTTGAAACTGTTTGACCGTTAACAAAAGTTTTAATGTAAACTGTCACACCATCAGAAAATTGTGTTCCAGAAAGATATGATACAATCAATGTTGGAGGATCACCGGCAGTAAGGACAGTACCAGTAGCTTCAGCCGTAGCAATAACACGAGCAACAATACTACCAGTAGAATTGGTAATTGTTTTATTTAAAAAGTTTGCAGCAGTAATTGAAGAACCAGAATAAGTTGTAAGTAATTTAATATAACCACAATTTAAATTGGTTGTAACTTGTCCACCAGAAATTGGTGTATTTTGAGAATAGATTGAAGAAGCAAATTGAGAAATTTGATTCTGTAGAATAGTTTGAGATTGTGTTAATTCTCTTGCTTGAACCGCACGACCAGGTTTAAAAAGAATCCTATGATAATTATCATTAGGATTGAAATCGTCATAGTAGGGATCTACATTGTAATTTATCATTCGTATACCTTAGAATCTTAAAACTAATCGGTGTTGTTCGTTGCCATTTGGTGACCGTTGAACAGGTTGTCTATTTTCAAAATATATTATGTATCCTGAACCAACGTCAAAATTTGTTGGAGAATAATTTAATAATGTTCTAGAAGTTCCAGAACTATTACCATAAACTGGAGTACTTACAGAATATGATCCTTGTGTATTTATCAGCGAAACCACATTGTTTGTAGAATCAAATGAACAAACTGTTCCAGCAAATGTTGCCGTACTTAGTGTTACTCCTTGATATAAAATTTCACCTGATGTAAATGAACCTATTCCAGAAGATACTGTTAACAAATCTGAAGTGTTATATACTGAACCGGTTGGAACAGTACCGTCATTTAGCAGAGGATTTACTAAAACACCCAATTGACGATAATTTACATCAGTAGGTATGTTTCCACCTTCACTACTGTTAATTTCAAGGCTCAACATAATATGGTTACATCCTAATTCTGATACCGGGTCACTTGCATGACCACCAACTGGTGAAATAACAGCGTTGGCTGTTGCATCAGTTCCAGAATAATTAATTGCTGGAGCAATACTTACAGTTGCGTATGTGTAATTATTACCCGTATTGGTCATAATAATATCACTTATTTGATTATTATATACATTAGCATAGGCCGTTGCACCATAACCATCACCATTTATAGTAATTGTTGTTGTTGATTGACCATTGGAATAATTGTTACCAGAATTAGTTAAATTAATTGCATTTATTGAACCAAATCCTGCCGATAATAAAGTATTTGGAGTTGTTGAACCAATTGCCAAAGGAATCCAATTCTCATCAAAAAACGATTTCTTTAGTCCTTTGTCAATAGTTACAATATAAATCCATTTGTAACCATCAGCAAGAATAAGTGTTTGTGTAGAATCTGTTGTACCGGCTTGCAATACTGGTTCTACTGTTGATATCCCGCCTCTATTATTACCTAGACATTTAAATATTTGGTCAAAGCGGTTACGAACATAGAAATTTTTGGTGTTTTTACCATTGGTATCCAAAACAAACATATTATCATAGTCGGTATATGGAGTGTATACTGTACCTGAAGTCCAATCAATACGAGGAACAACTGGTGACATATTGGAAGATGTTAGCAATTTAGCTGCAAACATATTCTTAAATGTTTTTTTCATGTTTGCTTGGTCTTGTGTTGGAATAGGAATATTCACATCATCTGGCCAAGGATCCACTTTACCAATAACAAAATAAGAAGATGATTGAGCTGCTGGCGTAAAACCAGCTGCAGTAATCACAAAGAAGTATGTTAATTCAACTTCTGTCGTTGAAGCGTATGTGGTTAATAAACCGTTTACTGTATTTGCCATGTTTTATTTATTCGTTAGTTTCCGACTCTCATTACTGCATAATTCAATACAATAGCGTCTGAGTGAGATGAACCGCCACCAGAATCGGCATTATATACTGTGATGTTAAAACTACCAACTG